CCGGGCGACCCGGTCCGGGGGCGTTGGGTCGACGCCCCCCGCCCGGCAGTCCGGCGCCAGATGGTCGATGAGCGCCGACATCTGCTTTGTGTCGTACACGCTCGAGCCGTAGTACAGCACCACCGTCGTGACGCCCGGCTGCCTGCTCGGCATGGTCTCCGCAAACCATCCGGCGCCGTTGTGCGCCCAGCCCTGCACCAGCTGCGTGACCGCCCGGTCGGACACCATCACCACGTCGCTCACGCCGCCGATGCCCCGGATCGCCTCGCGGTAGATTTCCAGCTTGTCGCGGTTCAGCGCCTCGCTCAGCCGGTCGATCAGCACCCACGCATAGGCGTTCGCGTCCATGCTGCGCCGGTTGCGCCACTTCTTCACGTCCACGGCCACGTCCTCGCCGCGCAGCGTGTTCCACACTTCCTCCACCGCCCGCAGCGGCGTGGAGATGGTCAGCAGATACTCGCCGTCCATCCCCCGCGCCAGCCCGGCGATCTTCGCCCTTAACCTCATGCGCTCGCCCCCGCGGCGTTGTTGGCGTCAATCTGGGCGATCACCTTCTCCGCGCCCTTCGCGCTTAGCCGCTCCAGCTCCGGGCCGTACTTCTGCATGATGTTCAGGTAGTCCGCCTGGCTGGCGTTCGCCACGATATAAGCCTTCTGCTCTTCCGTCGCCTTGCCGATCGGCATGGCGGTCTGTTCGGCCATCTTCGCGTCCAACTCGGCCAGCTTCGCGCGCCCGACCGCCTGCGCGGCCTCTCTCGATCCGCTGCGCGCCACCGGAGAATCCACGATGCGCTCGCCCTCGTCCAGCTCGCTCGCCGTGAACTGCGTGCCGTAGCCCAGCATCGCCAGCGCGCGCCCGACGGCCTTCGTCTCGGCCTTTTCGATAAAATCCCCGAAGTCGCGCTGGCTCTCGCTGCCGTGCCCGATGCACTTCACCGCGCCGGCCTCGTCGCGGATCACCGCGCGGAAAACCGCGTGCTTGTCGTCCATCTCGATGATCTCCGGTTCGATGCTCCACAGCGGACGCGCCTCGCGGAACCACACCAGCCGCCACATCACCTGCAGATACTCCTTGCCTTTCAGGTTCATCATGTGGTCGTTCGGATTGAAGGCCATCCATTACACCTCCCCGCTGTCAATCTGGGCGGACGGAACGATCTCCATATCCCCCGGCTCCATCCGCGTCAGGTCATCCTCGGGCACCTCGGCCATCTTCTCCGCGCCCTTCATGAACAGCTCCAGCACGTCCATGGCCTTGTATTTCTCATCCTGCGCCATCAGATCCATCAGGATGTCCAGCTTCACGCTCTTGTCGATCAGCACCTCATACTCCCACATGTGCAGCTTCACCGTCTCCGGCTTCCTGATCGGGTTGTTATACTTTGCCATGGGTTTAATCCTCCTTATCAAACAAATGCCCATAGTCGCAGATCTCATAGATCGTTTCAAGGACCTTTGCATCGCTCATGTCCTCGTTTCTCATCACCCTGCAAATTACTTCCAGAATGGTCTTCGCGCGAATGAGTTCTATCCACTGTTCAGCACTCATCTGGGCTTCTCTCTCCTTCCTCATCAACGGAACCGCAGCCCCGCCGTCCTCTTAAACTCCACGCCCGGCAGAATCTCGCCGGTCGCCTTGAAATGCTCCACCAGCCCGCGCTTGTCGATGCGGTCCGGCTGCGGCTCGCGCCACTCCTGCGGCACGGCCTCGGCGTCCAGCACCTCGCACGTCCACGGATTGTCCTGGATGCGCCACGCGCCGATGCCGGTCTGAATCTTCTCCGCGCCCACCTGGCGCATGCCTTCCAACAGTCGCGCCTTCAGCCGCTCCACGGCGGCCTCGCTCGCGCGCTTCTTGCGCGTCAGCCGATCGATTTCCGCCTTGTAACCGTCGGCGTCGGCCTGCAGGTTCTTCATGATGCGCGCGTATGCCTCGGCCTTGCCGGTGATGTCCGATTCCAGCGCTTCCAGCGCCTCCAGCGCCGCCTCACGCGCTTCGTCATCCTCGGCCGCCTCGTAGGCGTCCACCGCCACAGCCCACGCGCCCGTCAGCTCGTACAGCTTCATTACTTCGTTTCCTCCCTCTTGTCCAATTCACGGGCGACCGCCGTCCCCGCGAGGATCATCAAATACACGGCGTAGATGAACACGCCAGCCACGGCCAGAAAGCCGATCACCCAGCACGCCGCGCCGGCGCCCATGCGCAGATACTCCCACATCATCGTCAGTCATCCTCCCTCGTCTCCAGCATCGAATAGTGCCAGCGGTCGTGCTCTTCGTGCCACACGCGCCACGCAATGCCCTCGGGCACCTCGTACAGCCACCGGGTCAGCGCCTCGCGCTGGATCACCAGCTGTTTGCCCACGCGCACCACCGGCAGGCTCTTGTACTTCCGCCGCAGCTTGAACAGTGCCGTCTGCTGCAGCCCCAGCACCCTGCCCAGCTGAGCCATCGTCAGCGCCTTCTCCCGGCGCGGCACGATCCGCTGCAGCAGGTCGGTCTGCGCGTCCATCTGCGGCGTCGTCAGCCTCTGCGTGCTCATCATGCGCTCCTGTTCCATGCGCTCAGCCGCGCATAGGCTTCGTTGATGCCCAGGCACGCCAGCCCGATCACGCCCATCACCGCGTGATACGCGGCGCTGCGCCTGCGGCCGACCCGGCGGTAATCCCACCGCGCCTTGGCGATCATCGTCTCCCATTCTTCGGGGCTGTGCTGGCGCATCGCCACGCGCCGCGCCGCCTCGCTGGGCTTGCGCACGCTCGCCGCGCTGATGCCGCTCGCCAGTGCCGCGGCGATCTCGCCGTCGCCGCCCACCTTGATCGCATACCCGTAACGCTTCATCCTTCTACCTCCTTCTGTCCGCCTGCCTGTCCAATTCCAGCATCACCGCGTCGCCGTCTACCAGCCCGCCGCTGAGTGCCTTGTACCAGTCCGACCGGTAAAACAGCACGCACGTCTTCAGATGCTCCTGCGCGTCCTTGTCGTTCGGATGCCGCAGCATCGCGGCCTTCGCGTGCACGTAGGCCGCGGCCGCCTCCGCCAGCACCGCGCTGGCCAGCATCACCACGCCGTCGGTGTTCAAATCCTCCGGCTTCATATAATCCTTCATGCGCCGATGCGTGAAGCCGTCGCTCGGAGGTCCGCTCATGCCATCCACCCCGTTTCCACTTCGTCGCCCAGATGCTGGGAGAACCACGTGTAGCACCTCGGCACATCGTACAGCAGCGTGTGCCCGGCCTTCAGCGTCAGCGCCCGGAAGTCCGGGTAATTCAGGCACAGCCGGTGCAGCGTCCGCGCGCTGATGCCGAAGATCTGCGCCGCATCCTCCGACTTCGCCAGCAGCGGCGTGCCCATCGGCAGCCCCACCGGCGCCCGATCCGGCTCAACCGCGCGCCGCGCCATCGTCCGCCACCTCCCTGTAAACGTAGCGGATGCCATCCTCGGCGAACTCCGGCTTCGTGTTGCGCCAGGTGTATTCGCACCCCGCGCCCGTCAGCACGCCCGCCAGCTTCTCCGCCGCCGCGTCGGCGTCCGCCGCCCACACCATCAGCCGCAGCTTTGCGTGCGTCTTGTTGCACGTCAGCCCCACGCTGAACAGCTGCTCCCTCTTTGCCATGTCTCCATCCTCCTGTTCCTGGTCGTTCGGTGTTCTGGTCGTTCAGTGTGTCAACAAACTTGTGACTTCTTAAGCAAAAAAAACTTGGCCGTTTCATCCAGTGACATGTTCAGCGCCTTGGCCATCTTGTCGGTGTCATCCAGCGAGGGCTCCTGCACGCCGTTCACGATGTTGGTCGCCTTCTGCCGCGTCCATCCGATGGCCTGGGCGAACTCCGCGATCGTCTTGTACCTGCTGTACACCAGCCCGCGGAAATTCATGTTTTCCAATGTCGCACCCCCTTTCGTCGTCACAAACTTGTGACTTGAGAACAGTATAAGCCATCGCAGCGGGAAAGTCAACATGTATGTGACCTATTTAGTAAAATTGTAACATAACCATTGACAAAGTAACATTTTTGGATACAATAATAATTAAGGGGGAGGTATCGCAAATGAGCACGTTTTCGGAGAACATGCGCCGCATCCGCTTCGAGCGCCATATGACGCAGGAAGAATTCGCGGATTTGCTGGGCACGACAAAGCAGAACATCAGCCGCTACGAATCCGGCGCCGTCTCCCCGAAGATCACCACGGCGCAGGCCATCGCGGACAAACTCGGCCTCTCCCTGTCCGAATTGAACGGCCGCAGCGATCCCCCCGCCGACCCCGACGACGACATCTGGACGCTGCGTGAAGAAGAGCGCCGCGACCCGAACCGCAAGGCGCTCTACATGCTCGCGAAGTATGGCACGGCGCAGGACATCCGGCAGGCCACAGCCATCATCGACGCGCTGAAGGCCACTAACCCCGATTATTATGATGGAGATGATCCCGCATGAGCCGCCGCATCCCCGACGACTGCACCGTCCGCCTCATTGACCTGCCGATCGGCATCGGCGGCCGCATCTCCGAAGCGCCCGACGGCCATGTCGACATCTACATCAACGCCCGCTACGGCGAAAAAGGACGCCGCCGCGCGCTGGATCACGAGCTGGATCACTACGAGCGCGGCGACCTGAACAGCGATCTGCCGATCGAGGCCGTCGAAGGCCGCGCGGACCTGCCGCCCCTGCGCCGCGCCCGCGATCTCATCCCGGAGAAGCCGCAGCGCCGCGGCGTCATCCAGTATCTCACGCCCATCTGCCCGCCGCCGAAGCCGGCGCCGTCGTGCCTCACGCCGCACCAGCTGCGCACGCTGCTCTCGGCCGTCGCTGACCTCGACCCCTTCCTCTGCGAACCGATCTATTAAAGGAGGCCATACCTATGAAGCGCGCACTCGCCCTCATTCTCGCCCTGCTGCTTATTGGCAGCGCGGCGCTGGCGGAGATCGACCTGTCCGGTCTGTCCTACGATGAATTGCTTGAGCTTCGTGAACAGGTCAACCTTGCAATATGGAATAGTGAAAGCTGGCACGAAATCGAAGTCCCAGCCGGCGTCTATATAATCGGCGAAGATATTCCGGCCGGTCGATATGATCTGTCATATGTCGGGCCTTATAACGCGTTGGTCGCCTTATACAAGGACAAGGATAAATACATGGAACACCATATAGTATTGGCAATCCTCAATGAAAGTTTGAATGACGACCAACATCTGACAATCACGCTTGATGATGGCGAATATCTCGAACTCAGCGGCGCAGAGAATATATACATCTTCAAGCATTTCACTGGTGCCGCCCTCGGCTTCAAATAAAAAAACGCCCCCGAACCGGCGGCCACCGGATCGGGAGCTTGTACCCCACACCGAACGACCAGGAACGGGAGGAGTATATTCATTATACCATCCTCCCGCCAGAAAATCAAGGGAGGATTATCTATGCCCAAAAAAGCCAACACCCGCGCCGCGAACCTGATGGGCACGCTGCGCAAGCGCAAGGACGGCCGCTGGGAAGGCCGCTACACCGCGCCCGACGGCCGCCAGCACTCCGTCTATGGCAAGACCCAGAAGGCCGCCGCCGAGGCGCTGCGCGCCGCCACGCACGAAGTCGACACCGGCACGTGGCTGCAGCCGTCCACCATGTCCATGAACCAATGGTTCGACATCTGGCTGTCCGACTACCAGTCGCACACCTCCGGCCGGACCGTCGAAACCTACACCGCCGTCATCCGAAAGCACATGCGCCCGCTGTTCGGCAAGGTGAAGCTGGCCGACTTCGCCGCCGTGCACGTCAACCGCCTTGTGTCCGACATGACGAAGGCCGGCCTCGCGCCGTCCACCGTCCGCCACGCGAAGGCCATCCTCTCCGCCGCGCTCAAATCCGCCGTCGATGCAAAACTCATCCGCGAAAACCCCGCCGATCTGGTGCGCACCCGCCGCGCCGCGCCGGCGCCGTTCTCCATCGTCGACCGCGATCAATTCCCGGCCTTCATCGCCGCGGCGAACACAACGCCGGTCGGCTCCGCGCTGATCTTCCTGCTGATGACCGGCCTGCGCTCGGGCGAACTGCGCGGCCTTCGCTGGTCTGACGCGGATCTGGATGCCGGCACGCTGCGCGTCGAGCGCCAGCTGCGCGTCGTGAACAAACACGACCGCCGCTTCGAACCGCCGAAGGACAACGAAGTCCGCGCCATCCACCTCACGCCGCAGGCTGTCGCCCTGCTCCGCCAGCAGCGCCGCGATCAGGCCGCCGCCCGCCTCGCCGCCGGTGCAGCCTGGCACGAGGACGACATCTCCGCAGATCTGATCTTCCGCACGCTCCGCGGCCTTGAGCTGCCGCAGGACGCGCTGTTCCGCGCCATCCGCGCCATCCGCGACGGTCTCGGCCTGCCCGACCTGCGCCCGCACGACCTGCGCCACTCCTACGCCGTCGCCGCGCTGCGCTCCGGTGTCGATCCCAAAACCGTGCAGCATAACCTCGGCCACCGCCACGCCACCGTCACCCTCGATACCTACGCCGCCTACACCGACGACGCCGGCAAAACCGGCGCCCAAAAACTCTCCGCCTACTGGCGCGACGCAACCTCCGAAAATTAGGGTCAAAATTAGGGTCAAACCCACCCCAAAAACCTCTCCGCCCCGCATTTCCAGCGCCTCCGGAGAGGCTTTAACTTAATCCCGCGTTTCATTTTTATGTCACGCCTGTCAACAGCAGTCCATGAATACGGCCATTCTTATGGACGGGTGATGACCGGTTTGACATGATATTTAGGGTCAAATTAGGGTCAAAGCTGCCCACAGCGAAGCACAAAAAAAGGCCCGCCCGACCGAAGTCGAGCGGGTTCTTCGTGTCAGTCCTGATCAGGCGGTTCCTGTTTGTTGTACTGCGCCGTGGAGATGCCCAGCAGCGCGCCCAGCAGCGTGCAGATGACGGCACTGGTCTTGGCGACCTCGGTGGCGTAGGGAAAGCCCCAGATGGCGGCGAGGCCGACGTACGCGGTGGTCAGCGCGGGCAGCGCGATCATGACGACCCACTTCAGAATATCGTATACACGATTCGACAACATGATCTATCCCTCCTATGATGCTTTGTGTTCCAGATCGGTCAGGCGACGGTCGGCGGACTTGGCCTTTTCTTCAAGAATCGGGATGCGCTCGGCGAAGTTGTTGTGCTTGCGCACCTCGCGCGTCAGCTCATCCAGCTTGGTATCGGTGACAGCCTGAAACTGCGACAGCTTGGCGTCGAGCTTCTGGTCGTTGATCTCGCTCTGCTTGTCCAGCTTCGCGAACAATTCCGCGTTGCTCCTGCGCGTATTCAGCCAGACGCCCACCAGCGCGAGCCCGCCGGTGATCAGCGCCACGATTATTGATTCACTCATAAGCCTTCCCCCTCACGTCAGTGTCCGCCCGGCGGCCACGTCGGCCCAGCAGGCGTTGATGCGTTCGAAGCTCTGCAATGTCGCCCAGCCGTCCACGTTGCGGCCGCCCTTCAGGGTCCGGTACACCTCGATCACGTACTGGAACCGGATGTCCTCGATCAGCGCCCACATGGCGCTGGTCAGGTAGGTGGTCGACCCGCGGATCAGGAACGTGGGCGATTTGAGCGTCAGCACGCCCGACGCGATCGTCGGCGCGGTGGCGCCCATCGCGATGCCGTAGGTGGTCGCCGTGTACAGCGCGACAGCGGTCGCGGATGACCAATACAGCATGCGCAGCATCGACTGGCCGCACACCACGACCGTGCGCGTGGTGATCGCCTTGCCGTCCGCGGCGACGAAGCTGTTCGCAGGGATCTCCGCGACCTCGAACACGTGCGAGTCGGCGAAATACTCCTCGCGGCCCTTGGCCTTCGTCGCGGCGAAGTATTCCGGCGCGGCCAGCATGCGCTCGACGATGTAGTAGTGATAATTGTCGTAGTCCAGCGCCACCGTGGGCGTCAGGTTGACCGACGCCTTCAGCGTCTTCGCCGTGGTGCTGTACGCCGGCAGCGCGATCCCCTCGCCGGCGATCAGGCGCTTGTCGTAGGTGTAGCGCTCCACCAATTCGGCGTCCGGGCGCAGCACCACCGGCGCGAGGTCGAACGGATAGTCCGCCGGCACCGGCGCGACGGCGATGTCGCCCGTCAGCTTCTTGCCGGTGGTTTCGAGCGTCTGCACATCGCCCGACGGCGTGACGGCGTACGGGCCGTCGTACACCGGCAGCGCCTCGGCCACGGTGCGCACGCGCTCCACGTCCATCCGCGCGGCGGGCGGGCTCTGTGCCTGCATCGGCAGCGGCTCCGGCACGGCCAGCCGCATGCCCAGGCGCGTCACGACGTCACCTCGCGCGTCAGCAGCGTCTCGGTGATGTTCAGCGTCTCCGGGATCGCGCCGCCGCGCTCGCCGTTCAGCATCCAGTTGACGTCGATCTTCGCCGACAGCCGGCACGCCAGCGACTGCGCCTGCGAAAGCCGCACCGTGACGGTGGAGACGTCATCCTCGCAGGCCACGTCCAGCGCCGTCAGGTCGAACTCCATCAGCTCGCCGCCCTTCGGCTGGATGGACACGATCAGCCATTCGGCCGCCGTCAGGTCGATGCCCTCGAACGACAGCACAATCGGATAGGTCGAGCCGCGCTTCATGTCGCTCATTCAATCACCCCACCTTCGCGTAATGGCT